GGCTTCCTGACCTCCGCCCCTGTCACCTCCGTCGCTGGCCGCACGGGTGCCATCACCCTGTCGAATACCGACATCTCTGGACTCGGCACCCTGGCTGTCGTCAATGACGCCCCCTCGGACGGTTCGCAGTACGCCCGCAAGAACGGCGCTTGGGATGTCGTCGCGGCGGCTGCGGACTTCATCTCGAGCGTCTCGTCCCCTCTGGCCGTAACGACCGGGAACCTGACGATTGACCTGTCAGCGTACGCCCAACTCTCAGGGGCGACTTTTACCGGGAACGTATTCGCCCCGACTCCCTCTCCTGGCACGGACTCTACGCGGATCGCGACGACCGAATGGGTTAAGGACTTGGACTACGCTCCGCTGAACTCCCCGCAGTTCAACGGCAACCCTCGCGGCCCTACGCCGAGCCTGTCGGACAACGACACTTCTCTGGCCACTACGGAGTTCGTCAAGGGGCAGAACTACATCACGAGCTCGGCGCTGTCGCCGTACCTGACGACGGCGACCGCTGCTTCGACCTACGCCCCCATCGCCAGCCCGACCTTCACGGGCACTGTGACTATCCCAGCAGGCGCAAGCATCACCGGCTACCTTACGACCGCCACCGCCGCAAGCACCTACGCTCCGCTTGCCTCGCCTGCCCTGACGGGTAACCCCACCGCCCCGACCCCTGCCACGGCTGACAACGACACGTCCATTGCGACGACCGCTTTCGTCAAGGCCCAGGGATACTTGACCACCGCCCCCGTCACCTCGGTTGCTGGACGCACGGGTGCTATCACGTTGGCCGTTGCCGACATCTCTGGGGCCGCCCCATTGGCCAGCCCTGCCCTGTCCGGAACGCCCACCGCCCCTACAGCTACGACTGGCACGAACACGACCCAGATTGCCACGACGGCCTTCGTCCAGCAGGAAGTCCCCGCCGCCTCGACGACCGTCGCTGGAAAGGTGGAACTGGCCACGTTCGTAGAATCGACACGCTATAACTCACAGGCCCTTGCAACGACGCCATCGTCACTTCTTGGCGTCATCGCCTCGAACAGCGCTCCACTTCGTCCTCGTTCCGGTGCCTTCACGGCCGCGACAAGCGGAACAGGAGCAAGCACTCAAAATTATTATTCTGCTTCCATCTACTCAGGGCCAAATGCTTCCGTCGTAGGTTATGGCGGAGCGTATGCCGACACGGGTGGATTTTGGTCGTCTGGGAACGCCTACACGACGCCAGACTGGTCAAAGGTAGCCGGCTTCTCGGTGATGGCTTATCGTCCTTCCATCGGCTTCGTGAACGGCAACACGATCCGCATCACCCTCGGGAAAGCGGCAAGCGGAGGAACGCTTAGCACGCGAGGTATCGGCATCGACATCGCGGCAGCCAATACTTACGTGAAGATCCTGGCCCATAACGGCACCACGCTTACGACCACCGATAGCACCATGCTGGTGACCGCTTATGCAAACCTTTCCACACGCAACATCACGGTGGTGTCTTATGGAAACGGAACCGTCGAGTTTTTCATGAACGGCGTCTCCTATGGAACGTCAAGCGGAGGCCCTACGACCGCCGGAGGAACCGGAACCCGATACTCCGAAGAGGTCTACGGAGACGGGACTCAGACGAGCGCCATGCAATTGTGGACGTTCAACGCCAGCATCTTTATCGGACTATGATTACCTACAAGGTCACATCCCTCCTTTTGATGGCCGAACCGTTTACCATCATGTGCAAGATTTTCCCTAACTGGAACGGCCAGCCAGCAGAATACTCCCAGGAGTTCATCTTTGTCTCATTTGAAGAACCTCAGGATTACGTAGACCTAGGTGACCTTTTCGTCGTTCAAATCGTAGACCCTAATTCACCCCGAATCAAATGATCACACATCTCCTCGCCCTCCTCGTCGGCTTCGTCGCCGGTGCCCTCGTCTTCCGCAAGCACGCCGCCAAGGCGTCCGAACTGGAAGCCAAAGGCCGTCAGGCCCTCGACGCCCTCAAGGGTCGCGACTAATCCATGCGCCTGCTCCTGGTCATCGCCGCACTGGCCCTGACCGGGTGCAGTCTGTTCCGCAAGGGAGACGCCCTGCCTCCCCTGCCTGTCCAGCCGCCCGCCCCGACCAAGCCGGACAACGTCGCCACGCTCGGCAAAGACCTCGACAAGGCCGACCACCGCGTAGCCTCGGCCCTCGTGGCCATCGAGCGCAACGCGGACAAGCCGAAGGTCGTGGTCGCTGAGTCTCGTCTGGCCCAGTCGTATCTCCCCGCCCCGCCCGAAGCCGACGTGGCCTTCGCGATGGCCCGGGCGACCAAGGCCGGAACGCCTCAAGGCGACATCGACTACGCCAAGCAGATGGAGTTCGGACGCAAACTCGCCACCGCCGTGAACAAGGCATGGGAGAAACTCGAGGCCGACCAGAAGGAAGCCGCCCGCGTCTCGCAGCTGAAGGACGCCCGCATCGTCGAACTGACGAAGGAGGTCGAGCGCGTGAAGAAGGACGCCATGTCCCAGACATGGACGCTCGTCGGTGCCGGTCTCGCCGTCATCGGGGCGCTGACGACCGCCTTCCTAGGCCCCCGCATCGGTCTTCCCCTGCTACTCTGCGGAGCGTTCTGCGGTTCCGTCCCCTTCATCATCGACTCGCCCTGGTTCGAGTATGCCGCCGGGGCGACCCTCGTCATCTCCTGCGGCCTCGGCCTCTGGTGGCTTGCCGATAAGGTGCGCGACTCGGTGAACAAGCCTGCCACCCCTTCCGACGATGTCCCGCCGCAAGAATAAGGGAGCCAAGGTCATCTGGCGCAAACTCGGCAAGGAGCGCGCATGGGGTCAGGCCACGATCGGTGAGAACCTCATCGAGATAGACCCCCGCCTAGGTGCCAAGCGTCAGCTGGAAGTCCTCTGCCATGAGCAGATTCACCTGACCTTCCCCGAACTCAGTGAGCCCCAAGTCGACCGCGCCGGCAAAGACCTCGCCGCCCTGCTATGGGCTCAGGACTACCGCCGCGTCCTCATCTCCCCCAACTCTAAGCCGCCCCGCATCTCGTGAGTCCTCCCCCGCCCATCAGCCCCGAGGACATCCCGAAGGAACTCAAGGACGGCATCGTCGCGTCAGTCCTTGGCGGCCTCGCCATGACGGCCCGCCTGCTGCTTTCCACGGAACCCGTCTCCTTGGGCTGGGTCGTGCGCCGTGTCCTCGCCGCCGCGATCACCGCGGCCTTGGTCGGGTACGGCATCCAAGACCACATCCAAAGCCCGGGCCTGCGGATGGGCGTCGTCGGTGCGGCCGGCTACGCGGCCCCCGAATGCCTGGACTACCTGATGCGGTACATCAAAGCCCGCGGAGAGAAGGAAGTCGCCGCGGTCGTCGGCAAACCTAAGACCAATGGGAAAGCCAAAGCCAAGCCTGCCAAGCGCAAGCGGTAACCTCCTGCTGGCGGTCACCCTCCTGACGGCCTTCGCGGGAGTCTCGGCCCTGTCGTCGGCATACATCGCCGGCTACGTCCTCGACCAACTGCAATCGACCGACGCCCTGGTCATGATCGTGACGGACGCGGGCCTGAAGTCCGACTCAGCCGACCTCGAGCGCAACATGAGCACGGCGACGCTGGCCCTGAAGTCCGTCCGCGACCTAGGGTGGGCCTTGGCCGTGGGGTGCTTAGGGGTAGGGGTGGCGGTCTTCTTACGCTCCCGCCGTCAAAACGCCTCCTGAGGGCAAGGAGAGGCCTTTAAGACCCCTTGACGCGGAGAGTCTATGGGGCATACTAGACCCCATAATGGCTCCCCCCTCTACCGAAAGGCACGGGGGAGTCGTCCTTTAGTAAACCCCCGGCCCTCTCGAAGAAGGTTTCTCTCGGGGGGTCTTTTGTGTCTTGCGGAAAGGTGCTTGACGAATGTGGAACAGTCCACCAAGGATGTTGACGCACCACCAATGAAGACCCTCATCGCCCTCTCCGTCCTCGCCATCCTCGGCTGGACCGCCGTCGTAACTTTCGCCGGCCCCGATCTCGCCAAGGCCATCGACCGCTCGCTTCCCGGCTACGTCGCCAAGAAGCCCGCCGCGGTTAAGCGCGTCCGCTAATTTCCCACCCACACCACACCATGAGCACCCTAGGTATCATCAAGATCAGCGAACCCGAACGCCTCGAGACGGCGAAGGACATCATCGTCGAGCACCGCGCCAAGGCCGGAGCCCGTGCGGCCTACGAACTGTACGGCCTCGACTACGGCTCCGGCAAGGTCGTCGTCACCCGTATCGACCACGCTCCCACGTCGGCCGACTTCAGCGCCTGCATCAACAAGAAGCGCATCGCCGTCCTCATCGACCGCCACAACATGGTCGTCGAGTTCCGCGGCGCCTGGAAGTCCGATACCCAGGGCAAGGTCGTCGCCTACGAATCCCAGCAGCAGGCCGACATCAACGCCGCCAAGTAATCTTCCCACCATGCCCAACGCAAACCACCCCTACACCGAGACGCTGACCTTCGCCGGTCGCGTCATCCCCCTCAAGCGCCCGATGGCCGTCTATGCCGCGAACCGCTTGCAGGCCATCCTCCCGCAGATCGCCGCGCTCAACGCCGCAGGCAAGTCGCAGGCCGATGCCGCCGCCGCCCTAGACACGACCGTCTGCACCCTGCGCCAGTGGCTCGACATCACCGGGACGCAGTGGGTCAACCTCAACCGCCGCGGCCCGTACCGCCGCCAGAAGTAATCGCCATGACCGACAAGGAAATCCACGCGTACAAGCGCAAGTTGCGCATCGCCGCCAACCCGGAGAAGTACAAGGCCTACGCCATCGCTTGGCAGAAGGCTAACCCGGACAAGTGCCGGGAAGCATCTCGCCGCTACTACGCAAAGAACAAACACAAGTGGGTCGCAAGGGTTCGCGCATGGCAGAAGGCCAACCCTGAGAGCGTGCGCGCCTCCGTCCGCAAGTGGCAGGCCGCCAACCCCGAGAAGCTGAAGGCCTATCGCCGGGCATACTACCTCCGCCGCAAGGCCGCCCGCCTCGCCCAATCCACCCATGCCTGACCCTTCCCATCGACCCTACCAACCCATGACCATAATCCGACCCGACTCCCTCCCCCGCTTCTGGTGGCTGTTCCCCTGGAGCATCGCCCGTCAGCTGCACAAGAACGCCGTCGCCCTCCGCGAACTGGCCGACAACCAGTCCACGACCATCACCAATCAGGCCAACATCCTTGGCCGATACATGGATCAGAACCGCGAACTGAAGGCCGAGGTCACCCGCCTCGCCCACTCCCGCGAGCACTGGATCGCGAAGCACGACCGGGCCTACGAGGTCGCCATGCACAACGAGAAGGTCATCCGCGAGATGGAGGAGCGCCGCCGATGAGCTCCTTCAAGCACCTCGACGGGATGCTCGGGCTCCTCTCGGAGCTCTACGAAATCAACTGCCGGGTGGAGTGCGGCGACATCTGCTCCGCGAAGACCGCCATCCAGTCCAAGCGCATGGAGAAGCTCCTGAATCACTACCACGAAGCCCTGAGCGAAGACGGCGCCAGCAAGATTAGCCTGCAAGCCTACGCCGCCGCCGGCGGATGGGTCGGCATCACCTACTCCTACGAGGTCGACGGCTTCGAGGTCTCCGGGTCGCAAGTCCCGAGACGCGTATAGTATGCGCTACCTCTCCGTCTGCTCAGGCATGGAGGCTGCGTCCGTCGCTTGGCATCCGCTCGGCTGGACTCCTGTCGGCTTCTCCGAAATCGAACCCTTCCCCTGCGCTATCCTCAAACACCGATTCCCCAATACTCCTAACTATGGCTCACTCACCGAATACCAATCATGGCCCCTCGAACCCGGAGAAATCGACCTTCTGGTCGGAGGCACACCTTGCCAGTCCTTCTCCGTCGCCGGACTCCGCAAAGGACTTGCCGACCCCCGGGGCAACCTCGCTCTCACCTTTCTTGGGCTGGCTGACAAGCTCAAGCCCCACTGGATCGTCTGGGAAAACGTCCCTGGTGTCCTGTCTTCGGGAGGAGGGCGGGACTTTGGTTCCTTCCTCGGGGCGTTGGTCGAACTCGGGTATGGGTTCGCCTACCGAGTGCTGGACGCTCAACACTTCGGAGTACCCCAGCGTCGTCGTCGAGTCTTCGTTGTCGCGTGTCTTGGAGACTGGCGAGCTGCCGCCGAGGTTCTATCTCTCCGCGAAGGCTTGCGCGGGTATCTTGAGACGGGCAACAAAAAGAGGAAAGGCTTTGCCTCCGATGCTGGAGCAGGCGTTGAGGCAGGCGGCCCAATCGGAGTCGATTTCCGGCACGAGCGATTTGAGCGAGACGGAACAGTAGGAACCATTCAGTCTAAAAGCACAGGCGGTTACAGTCTCAACTATGCCCCTGGCGTTGCCACCCCCATGGCCGTCCGCCGCCTGACGCCAGTCGAGTGCGAACGCCTACAAGGCTTTCCCGACAACTGGTCGCGCATCAGCTGGAAGGGTAAGCCCGAGGAGCAATGCCCCGACGGCCCGCGCTACAAGGCCTGCGGCAACTCAATGGCCGTCCCAGTCATGCGCTGGATCGGCGAACGCATCTCAACCTACAACTCACAACTATGACCCGCCCCTTCTCCATCGTCGCCCTGCTGCTCCTCGGTTTCAACGCCGCCGCCGCAGCTGAGGCCACCCTCCTCGAGTGTATCGCCATGGTCGAGTCCGGCCAGAACCGCAAGGCCGTGGGCAAGGCCGGCGAACGCGGAATGTATCAGGTCGGCAAACCCGCTTGGGACGACGCGAACGAGCGCCTGAAGCGGGAAGGTCACCACCACTTCCAGTGGTCGAAGTGGCGGGACGCGACCGCCCAGGACATGATCGCGGCCGCCCACCTCCGCACGATCCGCGACAACTTCAAGCGCATCGGCAAGCCCGACCCCTCCCCCGAACAACTCGCCCTGGTCTGGAACGTGGGATGGTCAGGCGCCGTCGACCGCAAGTTCCGGCCTAACGACTACGCCGAACGCGTCGCCAACCTTTTCCGCTTGTCCTCGGTGAAGCCCCGTTAAAGGGTCTTGCCCATGCATCTCACCGTGGCGATTGACCCAGGCGTTCAAGGAGGCATCTGCTGGGCATTGGACGGCGACCCTGTGGAGTGCGCTAAGATGCCCGGCTCTGATGTCGAGGTCTGCCAACTCCTCGCCGATCTCAGCTGCAAGGCTAAGGACGTAAGCCTCTACCTCGAGGAGCCGCCCCTGTTCGCCGGCAAGAACATCCCCGGCTCGGCCATCGGCAAACTTATGTGGAACACGGGCGTCCTCTACGGCGCCGCCGTCGCCATGGGCTGGAAGATTCACCGCATCCGCCCTGCCATCTGGCAGAAGACGCACACCTGCGGCACGAAGGGCGAACTGACCACGACCCAGTGGAAGAACAAGCTGAAGGCACGGGCCGCCGAACTGTTTCCCTCCGTCGACGTCACCCTCTGGAACGCCGACGCCCTCCTAATCTTCGACTCCGCCTCCCGCGGCGTCATCAACTAACCCTCTGGAGATACGTCGACTCATAGTACCGGCTACGCAGTGATGCGCACCAAGTCGGGCCCGACGTATCTCCTCACCCTCTCCCCAATGAAGAAAGACAACAAACCCTCTCCCGACTACCGCGTCATCGCGGACTCGTCATACATCGTTTTACCCGATCAGAAGGTCGCCCGGCTCCTGACCCCGACCGTCCGCGGCGGCGTGACCTACTACAACCTCTTCGTCCCCGGCTACACGCGGATGTCCCTCGCCGACATCGAGGCCACCATCAAGGCCGGTGAAGTCACGAAGGCCGAGCAGGCCTCCAAATAATCTCCCACCATGAGCAAACAGCCCACACCCACCACCGCCACCTCCGCCCTCGTCCAAGCGCTCGCCGCCCTGGACAACGTGAAGGCCAACAAAATCAACCCGGCCTTCAAGGCCAAGTACGTCTCCCTCGACGCGCTGCTCGACGCCATCAAGCCCGTCCTGCTCGACCACGACCTCGCTCTGATCCAGACGCTCGTCAGCCAGGAGGGCAAGGTCGGCGTGTCCACCGCCTTCCTCCACGCGTCCGGCGAACGCTTCGAGTTTGGCACCCTGCTCGTCAAGGCCGAGGGTCTGACCGCCCAGCAAATCGGCGGGGCCATCACCTACATCCGCCGGCAGTCCATCCAGACTGCGTGCGGCATCTCGGTCGACCTCGACGATGACGGCGCCGTGGCCTCTGGCTTCCGCCCTACGCCCTCGCAGGCCTCCGCACCTGCCTTCTCCCCTACCCCTCGCCCCTTGACCAAATGAGCAAGCCCGACTTCGACCCGTTCGACCCGGTGAACGCCGCCATGCGTCACCTTCAGAACCAGAACCTTCTCGCCGCCGAAGAGGCCAAGCGCAAAGCGATGATCTACGCTGGCAACGAACTCGCCCGCGTCCTTGATGACATCGCTCAGGTCGGTCAGCTCGACGCCATCGCCAAGGCCGTCGTCATCGCCACCATCGCCAAGTGGAACCGGGCTAAGACCGGGCAACTCTGATGGCTGACATCCCCAAAGGAATCGAGAAGATCGCGACGACCGTCCCCAAGCAGTACGCCCTGCTGCTCTTCCTGGACGGCTTCCCCTACGTCGAGATGACCGCCCGCAAGTCGGCCGACTTCATGACCGACCTCAACTCATGGAAGCGCAAGACCTACCCGTCCCTCGCCCGGTCTGACGTCCGTTACTTCACGCTTGCCCCTAACGGCGAGATAAAGGAACTTACCTTTACGCCCGTCCGCCAATGACCAACCGCGACAACATCCAGCGCCTCGTCGAGAAGGTCACCAGCGACCTCGCCGTGGTCAAGTCGCTCGCATCCCGCATCGAGATGCACGTCGAAGACCTGACGACCCTATCGGACCTCGCCTCCGCCGCGCTCACCGAACTGTCCGTCTTCACCGATCACGTCGAGACCGCTGACGAAGCCGCCCAGGTCAAACCTCTGCATGATCGCGTGCACGTCCTCGTCGTTCAGCTGCGCGTCCTCCGCAATACGCTCGAGGCCATGGAGAATGCCGGTGAAGCCGCCCTCGCCGACGTGCGCCGCATCTCGGCCAGCGTCGAAGAGTCCGCCCCCGAGGACGACAGCCTGTGAGCAAAGCCTGTGAACTGTGCAAGGGTGCGTGTTGTGAGAGCATCCTGCTCCGCATTGACACGTCTCCGATTGAGACCGAGTTCTACGACGCTCGCGGTTCAGTTTTCCAAATGCACGGCTTTCAATACGCGGAACTTCCCGCCCGATGCCCTTACCTGTCCAAGGCTGGTAAGTGCATGACCTACGCCCAACGCCCGGTCGCCTGCTCTCGCTTTGCCGTGGGCTCGACCATGTGCGTGACCGCCATCCAGCGCCGCCGCCCCGATCAGGCCGACGCCATCATGGCCCTCCTCTGATTTCCACCAACCCAGAACACCAACACCATCCCATGCCCGACCTCATCACCGAACGCGTCATCTATGACGGCATCCAAGCGCTTAACCAGTCACTGGCGAAAGAACTTGTCTACAAATCCCCGGCTCACGCCCAGGCTTACCTCAACCGCACCCGCGAAGACTCCAAAGCCCTCCGCGTCGGCACCGCCGTCCACAAGCTGGCCCTCGAAGGCCTCGACGCCTACAACGCCACCCACGCCATCGCCCCTGAGGTCGACAAGCGCACGAAGGAAGGCAAGGCCGCGTGGGCTGAGTTTGTCACCGCCAACGAAGGCAAGGCCATCCTGACCGCCGAAGAAGGTGCCTTGGTTGACGCTGTCGCCAACTCCGCTGCGGCCTGCATGAAGGCCAACGGCATCGTCCTATCGAAGACCGAGGTGATGTTCACCGCGTTCATCGGCGACACCCTAGTTAAGTGCGCCATCGACGGTATCTCTGACGACGGCTACATCTACGATCTGAAGACCTGTGAAGACGCCAGCCCGCACGGCTTCCTTCAGGCCGTCCGCAAGTACAAGTACGCCCTCCAGGCTTACTTCTACCGCCACGCCGTCGAGTCCGCCTACAAGTGCCGGGTGCTCGGCTTCCGCTTCATCGCCGTCGAGAAGGAGCCGCCCTATGCACACGCGGTCTACGAGCTGGGGCCGGAATTGATGACCGGGGCCGCCTTCGACTTTGAGCGCGCGCTAACCCTCTACAAGGACTGCACCGCCTCGGGCAACTGGCCCGGCTACCAGACCCAGATCACCACCATCGACATCGCCGCCAAGCCCACCGCCGCGACTAACATCAACTTCGCCTAACACCATGACCACCGAAAACGACCGCCCCCCGCTCACGTCCATCAGCGCGAACGGCACCTACAAGCTGAAACTCATCAAGCCCAAGTTCGAGAAGGTCAAACAGTGGGAGGACGGCACCACGTCCTGCCGCCTGTTCTTCGTCGACGATAAGGGCTTCTGCCTGTCCAAGAACTTTTCCAGCAAGTACGGCAAGGCGCTCGCCATGCTCGTCGGGAAGTTCTCCGGCAAGTTCACCAACGAGATCCGCTTGGACGCGACCCCTGCCGAGTATATGCAATACCTGGAGCCCGCCTGCGGACAGACCATCCTCGTCGGCGTCGAGGTCGAGCCCAACGGCGAGTGGCAGGGCAAGCCTCAGTACAAGTACAAGATGACGTACCCTAAGGGCTCGCAGAAGCCGACCGTGCAGGACAACCCGCCTCCCGAGGGCGTGCCCTTCTAACGCCCGTGACCGACGCTCCCACGCCGATGGCCCCTCCCACCCTTGTCCTCGTAAGCGGTTACGCAAGGGCCGGGAAGGACACCCTCGCTTCCGGCATCCTCGAGTGGTCCCAGCGACCCGCCGAGCACATTAACTTCGCCGACGCCCTCAAGGAGGCCGCGAACCACTACATGGATTACCTCGGCCTTGACGGCGACTTCTTCAAGGAGGACTTCAAGGTGGATAACCGCGACTTCCTCGTCCACGCGGGCAAGTTCGCACGGCGCATGGATCGGGACGTTTTCGCCCGCCACTTCGCCAACTGGTGCCCGGTGATGAAGCACCACGACCAACCCTCCCCTGAGACTGTGGTCTGCTCAGACTGGCGCTACATCAATGAGCTGCGCGTCTGCCAGGACATCCTCTGGGAGAAAGGCTGGAAGGTCCGCACCGTCTACGTGGCTACCGCTGGGGTCGGCCCGGCCAACGACGAAGAGCTCGATAGCATCGCCGAGATACGCGCGTCCCACCTGTTCGACCAGGAGTACATCTTCAGGCCGAACGCCCGCAACCAGATCATGACCGAAGGCCGCAACCTCGCCCGCCAATGGAGACTATGAACCCCGAGACCCTCGCGTGGGCTCGCAAGGTCGGCATCACCCCCGACCGCTTGGCCTTCCTGCTGGCCTGCCCCAAGTACACCCGCACCGGGCGAAACGATAAGCCCGCCTACATCAAGGCCGAAAACCCGAACCACCACCTCCAGAAACTCGGCGACTGCTATTGGTTCCGCTTGCGTCGTCGCGGCAAGGACATCGTCGAGAACATCGCCAGCGACCTCGAAACCGCCCGCAAGCGCCGTGACGAGATGCTCGCGGCCTTCGACGCCGGCAAGCCCATCCCTTACATCAACGTCCGCTGATGAGCCTTAAAGCAGATTATGGGCAGGCAATTAAAGCGGCCATTTATCAACTCGATCACAAGACAACCACTAACGAAGCGGCAAAACTTTTTGGGGTTAAGCCTGTAAGCATCAGGCATGCCAGGAGAAGAAAAAACATAGCGCACCCTTTCCCTAAAAAAAGTCACTGCGTAAAGGCCGCCAAGCTTCTCATCTGCGGAGAGATTAACCTTAATACTGCAACTGAGACATTGGGTGTTAAAAGACAGTCTCTCGTTAGCGCGGTAAACAGGCTTGGTGGAAGCATGATGTCAGTAAGAGAAAACAGGCGTCTTTATTTTAACCATGGGACGCACTATTACTTCCGACTTAGGACGAAGGGTAAAAATGTCCTTAAGTTCTTATCAAAGGATTTAAACGTCGCCCGGATAAAGCGCGACAAACTCGAGCAGAAGCTCGGACTTTCCAAATGAGCACCCCGACACGCTTCGTCGCTTTCGGTGATAATCACGGCGACATGGCCGACGAGAACGCCGTCGAGGCCTTGTGCGAGTTCATCAAGGACTACAAGCCGAGCGTGCGCATCCACCTCGGCGATTGCTTCGACTTCCGATCACTGCGCCGTGGCGTAGGCACCGACGCCGAAGGCGCTGAGTCCCTCATGTCGGACATCCAAGGCGGGGAGGACTTCCTCGAGCGCACGAAGCCCACCGTCTACCTGATGGGCAATCACGAGCACCGGGCAGTCGCCATGCAACACACCTCGGGCTCCGCACTGGTACGCGACTACTGCGCCGACCTCGAGGCCCGCATCCGCACCGCCGCGAAGAGCTGCGGAGTGAAGACCATCTTGCCCTATCATGCCGAGAAGGGTGTCTACCGTCTCGGGCCTGTCGCCTTCATCCATGGCTACGCCCACGGCCTGAACGCCACCGCCGAGCAGGGCAAGCACTACGCTGACCGCGGCGGCGCTCTGATCCACGGCCACACGCACACCCTCGCCCAAGTCAATCTGACGAAGGCCGAAGGCGGCGCCGCTTTCTCCGCCGGCTGTCTCTGCCAGAAGGACGCCATGGCTTATGCCTCTCACCGCCTTGCGACCTCCCGCTGGGGCTCAGGCTTCGCCGCCGGCTGGGTCGACGGCAAGGACTGGAAGGTCTGGCTCGTCCACCGCGTCGGCTCCCGCTGGGTCTGGACGACCGACCTCAAGGTCTTCACCCCGAAGAGCAAATGAGGCGCTTCGACCCCGCCCGCCTCATCGAGGCCTTGCGCCAGGAGAACAACATCCCGCCCCCTAAGGGCTGGTTCACCGTCGAGCAGATCAGGCAGGAACTCCAACTCGCCCACGCCCGCAACGCATCCTCCCGGGCCTGCGACCTAGCCCGCCGCGGCCTGCTGGAACGTCAGCCCCATCAGTTCAAAGCGAAGACAGGCCAATGCCATATGGCGTACGTCTACCGCCCGCTCCCGCCCTATCGGTCAGTGAAGGAAGCCGCCGAAAGACTGTCCTCCCATAATCAGGACACCGTGCCCAAGGGCTGGGCCCGCATCGTCGACCTCGCCGTCGAGCTGCGCGTCTCCGATGTCGCCGTCCGTGGCCGCGTCTCCCGGGCAGGACTCAAGCCCCGCTACTTCAAGACCTCCCGCGGCATCATCGGCCTGCACCGTAACGCCTACTACCTCAAGAGCGCCGTGCTGGCCCTCTACCGTTAAAACATTTGACGCAGGGCCTCCACGCCCCCATCCCTCCCCTCCTCTCTTCTCATGATCCCGCCGAACAACGTCGCCGCGGAACGCCATCTCATCGGCGTCCTCCTCCGCGATGCCCTCCCCTTCCCGCCCGACCTCAAGGCCTCCGACTTCTTCGAGCCTGCCCATCAGGACATCGTCGGCGCTATCCTCTCCCTAGCCGTCGACGGCATCACGGCCGACGAACTGACCGTAACCCAGAAACTCCGCGAAGTCGGCTCCCCCATCGAGGCCGGCACCGTCTCGCTCCTGGTCAGCGACTCGGGCTCGTCGACCTATCGGCAGGAACATGTCGACCTCATCGCCAAGGCCTCCCTGCTGCGCAAGGCCTCCGAGATCGTCGCGAACGCCACCGACCCCGACGTCCTCCTCGAGCACTATGCCCGACTAGCTGAGACCCGCAAGGCCTCCAAGCGCGAGAAGGACACCGGCGAATGGTTCGACCTCGACGCCCTAGACAACTTCGACCCCCTCGAAGACAAGACCGTCCTCGTCGGCAAGGCCCGCCGCTGGCTCTGCGAAGGTTACGCGGTCAGCATCGTCGGCTTCTCCGGCACGGGCAAGTCGTCCCTCATGATGCAGATCGCGACCTCGTGGGCCCTGGGGCAATCGACCTTCGGCCTCGCTCCCGTGCGTCCCCTGCGGACGCTTATCCTTCAGGCCGAGAACGACGGGGGCGACATCGCCGAGGCTTGGCAGGGCTCGACGTGCAAGATGACCGAGAGCGAGAAGACCAGGCTCAAGCAGAACA